TAAACTTACATAACTTTATTGATTATGATATGCAGTTTGAAAAGTCATTTGTAGAACCTTTAAAATTTATTACTAATATTATAAAGTGGCAGATAGATGATAGTTATGGAACACAAGGAACACTAGAGGGGTTTTTCTAATGGCAGGAAAAGGAGATAAAAGAAGACCGAGAGAAGTTGATGAAAAGACTTTTGAAGATAATTGGGATAGGATATTCAAAAAAGAAAAAGAAAATCCTTTACCATTTTCTGATGCAAAACCAAATGAAAATATGTTTGATTATTTAGATTTACAAAATACTAGGGAAACAGGAGATAATAATGAATGACTTTTTAAAAGATGTGATTAAAGAAACAGGAAATGAATATGCCGCTGTCGTTTCAGAAGGTGTAGAGGCAGGAGATGTATCAAATTTTATTGATACAGGTTCTTATATATTCAATGGATTGATTTCTGGTTCAATGTATGGTGGACTTCCACAGAATAAAATAACTGCTCTTGCTGGAGAAAGTGCAACAGGAAAAACTTTCTTCCTCATGGGAATGGTTAAAAACTTTTTAGACCAAAATCCAAATGCTGGTGTTGTCTACTTTGAATCAGAAAGTGCAATCACAAAACAGATGGTTGTTGATAGAGGTATAGATGCAGACAGAATGGTAATACTTCCTGTAACAACTGTACAAGAGTTTAGACATCAAGCACTCAAAGTATTAGATAGATATATGCAACAAGATGTAGATATCAGAAGACCATTGTTTATATGTTTAGATTCGCTTGGTATGTTATCCACTACAAAAGAAGTAGAAGATACAGAGGCAGGAAAAGAAACTAGAGATATGACTAGAGCACAAATACTAAAAGCTGCATTTAGAGTTTTAACTTTAAAACTTGGAAAAGCAAAAGTACCAATGGTGGTAACTAATCATACTTATGATGTTGTAGGTTCTATGTTCCCAACAAAAGAAATGGGTGGTGGTTCTGGATTGAAGTATGCTGCTTCAAGTATTATCTATCTTTCAAAGAAAAAATTTAAAGATGGTACAGAAGTTGTTGGTAACATAATTCATTGTAAGAATCATAAATCAAGATTGACTATGGAAAATAAAATGGTTGATGTGTTATTAACTTATGATAAAGGACTTGATAAGTATTATGGACTACTTGAATTAGCAGTTGCACATGGAATATTTAAACAAGTATCAACTCGTATTGAGTTACCAGATGGAACTAAACAGTATGGGAAAACAATTAACAATGACCCAGAAAAATATTTTACAGAAGATGTAATGAAACAATTAGAAGACGCTGTAAAGAAAGAGTTTATGTATGGCAACGATAGTAAATAATTGTTGCACACCATTATTTTTAGATTTCATTAAACATCAAGTTACGAAATCTACTAAGTGGAATTTTAATTATCCAATGGGTAAACCATTCGAAGATAAACATGCAAAGATTGATGTGATACAAGGAACAACAATCCATGATAAGTTTTTGGCTGGTGTGTCTATGAGTTTGTTAATGATGATTCATGAGAAAGCAAAACAAAGTAATGTTGATGTTCCCCTAGACTTATTGTTTTGTGGTATCTCTATGAAAGATAAACATAGAGAAGATAATCTGCATACAGACCATGAAAAAGATGAACTGAAAGATACACCAATCATTAAAGTATTAGGTATAATTAATTCAGATTGGAAAGATAGTGATGGTGGTGGATTCCAACATGATGGAACAGTACACAAGTTATCGCCTGGCGACTTTATAGTTTTTAACCCACGACTACCACATAAGGCAGAAGATATAATAACCGATAAAAAAAGAATCGCAATAGATTGGACAATAAGAAATGGATAATTTAATTAAAACATATGATGATATACTTGACAATCAAACCTGTAACAATATTATAGACAAGTTTGAACAGTTTGAAAATCAACACGAAGAATTTGATGATAAAGGAATGATTTTTACACAAATAAGAATGGCAAAGTCACCACAAATATGGAGTAAAGAAATAGAAACATTTACAAATGTTTTTCAATCATCTCTTTTAACATATTTAACAGATACAGGTGTTACACCACAACAGATGCCAAGTAAATATACTTGGGAGCCTATTCGTATAAAAAGATATATGCCAAATGACCATGATGAATTTAGACCACATGTAGATGTAAACTCTAAACTAACATCCACAAGATTTTTAGTTTTCTTTATTTATCTTTCAGATAATGAAGAAGGTAAAACTACTTTTCCACAATTAGATAAGTATGCTGAATGTAAGAAAGGTAGTATGTTAATGTTTCCACCAATGTGGCCTTGGTTACATGCTGGAACAAAACCAATAAATGAACCAAAATATATAATGCAAACTTATTTACACTATGTCTAATATTAAAGAATCATATGTTTATGTGGAAAGTAAAACACAAGACCAAACTTGTATCGGTATCAAGGGTGGTAAGTTTGCTGGTGTAATTTATAAGTATGGGAATGTTTCACTAGGTGAAGAAACACAAGATGGTAATATGCCATTTAAATTTGAATTTGATATAATAGATAATAATGCAGTACCGAAAGAAGACTTTGGCGATGATTTTATGAATCTCATAGGTGATATTTTGGTAGACATAATTGAGGAGCAATATGCAGAACCAGACAATAGAAAGGACAACTCTAACTAATCTTTTAAACAACGAAGAATATACAAGAAAAGTTTTACCATTTATAAAACCAGAATACTTTGATGTTAAAGAAGAAAGAATCATCTTTGACGAAATACAAAGTCTTGTGGACAAGTATAATAAAATGCCAACTCAAACATCATTAGAGATTGAAGTTGGTACAAGAAAAGATTTAAATGATGTAGAACATAATAAGATTGTTGAGATAATTAAAACTCTTAAAAAAGAATCTATAAATTTTGATTGGTTAGTAGATACTACAGAAAAGTTTTGTAAAGATAAAGCAATCTATAATGCAATCGTAGAGGGTGTTGGTATTATAGATGGTAGGTCTAAAGATAAGACACCAGATTCTATTCCAAACATTTTAACCGAGGCACTTGCAGTTTCATTTGATAACTCTGTGGGTCATGATTATCTGGAAGATTCAGAATCTAGATTTGATTATTATCATCACAAAGAAGAAAGGATTCCTTTTGATTTAGAATTCTTTAATAAGATTACTAAAGGTGGACTTCCACCTAAGACTTTGAATATTGCACTTGCTGGTACAGGTGTTGGTAAATCATTGTTCATGTGTCATCAAGCTGCAAATTGTTTATCACAAGGAAAGAATGTTTTATACATCACTTTAGAAATGGCAGAAGAAAGAATCGCAGAGAGAATAGATGCAAACATGATGAATATTAGTATTCCAGATTTGCATGAACTACCTAAGAAAATGTTTGATGATAAGATTACAAGATTACAAAAGAAAGCAAAAGGTAAATTAATCATTAAAGAATATCCAACTGCATCTGCTCATAGTGGACACTTTAGAGGATTACTCAAAGAACTTGCCATTAAGAAATCTTTCAAACCAGATATCATCTTTATTGATTATCTAAACATTTGTGCATCAAGTAGATTCAAAGCAGGAAGTTCTATGAACTCTTACACTATCATCAAGTCTATCGCAGAAGAACTTCGTGGACTTGCAGTAGAAACTAATGTTCCTATTATGTCGGCAACTCAGACAACCAGAAGTGGATTCTCTAATACAGATGTTGGACTTGAGGATACCTCAGAAAGTTTTGGATTACCAGCAACTGCTGACTTAATGTTTGCATTGATATCTACAGAAGAACTAGAAGAACTCAATCAAATCTGTGTTAAACAGTTGAAAAATAGATATAATGACCCTACCATGAACAAGAGATTCATTATAGGGATTGATAGAAACAAGATGAAACTGTTTGATGTAGAACTCAAAGCACAAGATGAACTTGTGGAACATGGACAAAGTGAAGTACCTGTTGCTGACAATGGACAAGGGTTCGGTAAGGGAGAGGAAAAAGACCTATACGACAAGTTCTCTAAATTAAAAGTTTGATAAATAACACATATAACTATATTTAAATGGAGAAATTGAATGTCGCTAAGACGCTCTATAGAGCAGTTAAGACCTGCTCGTATACCAAAACAAGATGTACAAGAAAAGGTTCAGTTATTTTTTACTGAATCATCTCTTAGTAAAGCACAACTAGAAAAACCTGCTGGTAAGGGACCTAACTCTGGTATTCCAAGAATAGAAATTTTTACAGATAAAATATCAAAAGGTGAGGACCACATGTTAAATGATGGTACTACTATAAAAATAAAAGAAATAACTATGAACGATAAAGTTTATGGTGTTAAAGACATGAAGTCTTTAATAAAAGATTTTGA